GATATAAATATCAAATTCCTGTATCTGCTCTAAGTACCGCCGTGCAGTCAATTTCTTATTATTCATCACTTTCACCTGTCCTTTCCCGGTTACGGTTACGCTTGCGGTTACGGATAAAATTACACTAAAAACACCCTGAAAGCCTTGAATTTCCTACTGGTTACGGTTAGTTACGGTTACGGTTCACGCCTTATACTCTATATTTTTACTTTTTATGATGTATAGAATATACAATAAAATAAAAATAATAAGAAAATTGCTTTTAACCGTAACCAACCGTAACCGCCAGTATTTACAAGGGTTTCAACCGTAACCCAAAGCGTAACCAACCGTAACTATTGCGTAACTACTGCATAAAATCATACGGTGTATCATTCACCTTTGTATAAATCACATCAGCAACAACCATCTGACCGAACTGCTGACCCGCTGCAAACTTAGGAACTGCAATCACGGCAACACCGGCAGTATGCACCCCATACAACAACTGTGATATGTATTGGTGTGCAAGTTCATAAAGTTCTGCACCAATCACCTGACCTTCAAATTCTTTTTCCACCAACGGGAAAATATCATCATTCATTAATACGCTGCCTTTCTGTTCCAATAACTCCAAAATCTTATTTTCCATAATCATTCACCACATTTCACTTTCTTCTACGTAAATCGGAACTGCTCTATACCTATACCCTTTGATTGTGATGCTCATAGAATCACTTTCTTTGGGGTCAATACACGGTAAACTTACAACCACAAAACCTTTTTTCAATGCTAATCTACACACCAATGCTAAAAAGGAATAAATATGTAATTCGGAAAATCTGACTACACCAATCCCATAGTTCAAAAGTTCAAAATCAGTCATATATCTTTCTTCCGGCACATCCTTATAGAATCTTGAAATCAATTCATCTACTACATCAGATGCAGCACTTTTATATACTGCTTCATAGTTATATTCATACACCCCACAAATTTTCAAATATCTTTTCTGATCTTCTTTATTCATTCCAGTCATTCACCTTATCCTTTCACCATTGCCCGGAACTCATACCAAGCATACTTGACATACAACTTACAGTTACACCAGTGCTGAACCCGTCTGATCTTCTTCTGCATCTTCCGGGTCATTTTCTTTTTATGTTCTTCTGACCACTGCCGACACCATTCTAACTGTGCAGCATCTTCCTGTTCATCATACATTTGACTTCACCCCTTTCACCAATCAAACGCCCAACAGATAATAAGAAACACCGTAATGACGCTTACAACACAAAGTATGTTTTTCCATTCATACTTGAATACTGTGTATATTAGAAATATGACAAGGGTAATCATCAGCAGTATTGTGATTATTCTGATGAATTTCTTTATTTTTTCAATCATCTGTAAACCCTTCCCGTCTTGGTATCTTTTACCTGAATACGTTCAGTCAGTTCAAACCCCGCACCTTTGATGATGTACTTCAAAACCTTAATCAGATCATAGGCACGTTTGTCTGCTGCTTCACATTCAACCTGTTCACGTTCTTCCTTTGCTACTCTACCAACGGCAATAGTTGCCGTTGGGTCTGCATATCCTTCCTGATTTCTTCCACCTTTCACTAACTGATACCTTCCTTTCTACTTCTGAAAATACGCCTTGTCTGACCGTTTAGTTTTACAACTGAAATTTCCAAGTCAAGGCGTTTATTGATCTGCTTACTGAATACAATGTTTGACATTGGCTGCATACTATTGTCTGCACAAAATACCTGATACCGCTTGTATACCTCATTGGTTGGTTCGTTTTCTATCATGTCAACCCCGGTGTCATTGATAAATGCAAGGATAGGGTTGTTTTCCTGTTCATATTCATCTAACTGATTCTGAACCTTATCTGACTTACTAAATCCATTATTGATGACTACCCTTTTTAGTCCTTCCACGCCAAGCCTGATAAGATATTCAATACTGTCCTGTTGTGTTAATTCATATTTGATGAATGGTCTATAATCAGGGTCATCCTTGCTGAACGTGGCATTGAACGGGATAATAACCAAACGCCTAAGTACCGCCCCGGTCTTGTCCTTCATACGGGGAATATCATTAGCACTGAATAACAGTTTGATGAACGGGTTGAACTCAAACGGGTCTTGTCCTTTTCGCTCTGCCTTAATGCGGTTACCTGTTACTATTTTTTTGAACACGCTGACCTGTGAACCTTGCAGAAAGTCATCACCAATATCATCACCAATGTTTGCCAGTTTGCCGAACATCATTGAAGTATTGAATCTGTCCCCCAGTTCTTTCAGGTCAAGTGCTGAAATGTTCCGATCACCAAGGATTGCTTTCACACAATCCAAAAATGTACTTTTACCGTTGGACTTGTCACCTGTCAGGATGAACGCCTTGCCTAACTCATTTCTTCTGTAAAAGCAGTAACCAATACATTCTTCCAACAACGCCCTGATTGCTGCATCACCACACGCTAACTTGTTCAGTGTACTGTCTGCCAGTTCAGAATAGGCATCCGGCTTGTAGTCCCAAGGAATCTTGTTAGTAATAACAATATCGGTGCTGAATGGTTTCAGTTCCCCGGTCACAAGGTCATATACACCGTTATTGAAGGCAATCAGGTTTGCATCTGACTGTTCTTTTTCATCAACGATCAGTTCCATGTAGTCAAGAACTTCCCGGCGTTGCATCTTTTTCAAGTTGGGGATGTGCTGAATCATGTTTGATTCAATTTCTTTGTACCCATTGGAATACACACCGTCTTTGTATATATGCAACTGCCCGTTGATTTTGATAACGTGTGCCGTGTTCTTCATAAACACTGCAAACTTGTCAAACAGGAATGTGCTGCCAAGGAAAAAAACAGGTTTCTGAAAAGCATCATCACGCAAGATCACTTCCAGTTCATCATCTGACAGCGGTTGTTTCAGAACAAATTTGTTCAGGATGCGGATGCACTCACGGGTTTCTTCAACCGTGAAATCATTTGCAGTCAGGGTCAGGATATAATTGAAAAGTGCCTGATTCCTTCCGTCCCCGGCATCCATATCAACAAAGTCTGCGGTTGCCTTGACCGGGAACAACCACTTGGGAACTTCCTGATACTTTCCACCTTCTTCAATGTCCCATTCACAAAATCTTTCTTCACCGTCAATCTTGATGACCTCATAGGATAACTTACTGCCGACTTTTATATCAGCAGTAAGACCAACAGCCAACTGAACGTGTGTCCTGTTCCTTGCAATAGTGCGGTTCTTGAAAAGAAAGTGTTTTCCCCTACTGGTACAAAGGACTTTACAGTCAAGTTGCAGTTCTTCCACAATGTTCATCAGAATTTCAGATTGGTCAGAATCATCAATGTCAATAAGGATGGTGTCATCAGCCAAAACCCCACCGAACCCATTCAAGTTCTTCACTTCATCATAGGTTTTCCATGTGGTTCTGTTTTTCAGTTTTTCAATGCTTGCCTTGCCCTTGGTTTCAACATAACCTTTGTAAAGCATCTTTTATCACCTACCTTATGTGATGTTTTCTAACACCTTTTTATAAAAATCCTTATTCCTGATGTTACGGTCAAAAGACTGCTGCCTTGATCGCAACAAAAATTTCAACTCTTTCAGTTCTTTCTTCTGTTCCTTCAATGTGTTTCTTGGTTCTTTCAGGCGTTCCCTGTACTTTTTTACATCAGCATTGCGATCCTTCCAAACTTTTGTGTTCTTCCTGTGTGAATCCCGGAGAAGCTGCGAATTTTTAACACCTGTCTGAATCTGTGAAATACAGTGCTTTGTCTGCATGATCTGCTGTTCTGCATACTTGACCTTTTGCGTGTACCCTTCAATGTAAATACTGTGTTCCTTCTGAACCTGTTCAAACTGTTCAGTCTGTTCCTGAACAAATTCTTTAATCTGCTGTTCACATTCCGGGTTGAAACTGCTTCTGATAAGTTTCAGCAGTTTCCTGACCTTGGTGATGCTGCGGACATTCAAAAATTCTTCAAGATGAACAGTCATTGAACCATTTTCATATCTGATTTCTAAATCCATGAAAAACCTTCCTTCCCGGTGTTACGCTA